GTAGTTAATTGAACGTGCAGGCTTTATGAAGATGTTCGCAATAAATTCATTTCGATCAACGACCGCAGGAGTATTGACTGTTTCATCAGCAATAATTCTGAAGTCTGTTATACCTCTTCGCGCTTTGACGTCTCTAAGTACTGGTTCAATAACGTTTACAAATTCAGCTCGAGTAAACTCATCGTTGAATTCAAACATTACGTTCTTAGCAGCTTGAGAGATAGCTCTTTCAAGAGTTAAGAATAATCTTCTTACATTGATTCGATCGAATGCAGAAGGTCTATTAAATAGTGTCTTATCGCCGAATAGGACAACACCAGATCCAGCTACGTTTACAACTGGGTTTACACCAGCTTTATATAGCGTGTCTCTTCGTGTCTTATTAGGATTGTAGTCAATAGCGGTAACGCCAAGAAGTTGACCACGTCTCGTTCCTGCAGGTGAGAACCAAGGAGCAGCAACCCTATCGGTTTCAGCCATAAGTCCAGCCACAGATGAGGCAGCAGGTATTTGAATAAATTGGTCATTAAATTTGTCGTACACTTTTATGTAGTTACCATCCATCACTAAGTAAGATGACTTAGTAAATGTAGCAGCAGTAGCTACTATGTTCGTTGTAGCGGTTGCTTCATTAGTTACGTTAACTACGTCTGATCTTGCAGGAGAAGATACAGCGATACAATCTTTTCTAGCTATAGCGTTTGCAACTAGATCGTTTGTTACTGTTGTTTGATCTGCTCTGCTTGACATACCAGGTGCGATTAAGAAATCGACTTCAACTGCTTCTTCGTCTTCAAAGAGATCGTGACCAGATGCAATTTCAGCTGTGCCTAGTGCAGCAGAGTTTGCTCCACTATCAAAGTCATAGTGCACGTGTGTTGTTAATCCTGATATGTAGGTCTTTTGTGTACCTGGAGTCATCGCGGTACCAGCGTTAGCTACTGTATAGTCAGAATCAAAGTTGACCATATAGACATACTTTGATCTTTCGTTAACTACATTCTTTACGAAGTTTGTACTTCCATCAGCTAACACTGAGTTAGTAGCAGCAGATACGTAAGGATATGCTTCTAATACAGTACCTTTTGTTCCAGTAAATTCACCATTATTATCAATAACAGCTAAATGTAATTCCGTTCCTGTACCACCAGCGTTTGAATCGATTGCTGAAGATCCTGGAGCTCCATCAAAGGCTGATGCATAATCCCAACCAGAAAACGCTGTACTATTTGCAGGACATATAGAAACTCTTAGGCCATTACCTAAAGCTCCTGGAAATCTTCCTACAAATGTATGACCATCTGAATCTAACGATGTGTTAGCATCAAATACGTTTTTATTATTGATTGCTTGAACTGCATATCCAACTGCTCCTGGTCCTCGGCCAGCGGTTTTATATGTTGTTGAGTGTGCATTTTTAGCTGCAGACGTTGCTTGTCTTACAACTTGTAATGCGTTTGAGTAACGCAAGAAATAAGATGCGTTATGAAAATCTATTGTAGATGTTGTGTCTGGTGTTGAGAACTGGTCTATCAAATCAGCTTCATTTGATATTAGAACTCGTTGGCCAACCGGACCCCATCTAAAATTCCCTACAATTGCTCCTGTAGAAGTTTGAACGTTGGGGACTCCTCCCGTAGCGTCAATTTCTTTTACAACAACCGCAGGTGATTGTGATGGTGTAAATAATGCCATGGCTTCCTCTCGGTTTAGATAATAAGTTTCATAATACGGTTGTTATCAAATATAGTTATATTTATATAAATCTAGATTTCAATATCGATGTCATGAGTTTCATAATATGGTGTGGCCCATTGAGGTTTTTGTATCTCTTCCTCAATAAATTGAGTTCCGTCATCGATATGGCCAAACGGGACGACGTCATCTTCTATTTGTTTCATCTTCTGTTTAAAGATCATTTCTTTCAAATTAATATCTGTCATATCATTAAATAATGGACTAGTTACAAAATACCCGAACATAACGAGGTTCATCATCAAGTCATCATGATTTCCGTCAGAAGCTTCAAAAGATACGCCTTTTGAAACAAAGGTTGATATCTCCATTATTGTTGTTTCGTCGACGATCTCGAGTTTTTTATTTTCTAATAAATCTTTTATGGCTGAGCAGCCAAGTCTCTTTGTTTTTCTATTAATCTCTACACCAATCTTATCAGCTTTGATAGCAGATTCTAAGTGTATATTTTCATATTCTAAATCATAATATAAACCATTACAAACTATAGAGCCCTGATCGTTTGCTTCTACTATCACATAAGCGTTATTGTAGGAAACCGCATACTTATAGATAATATTAGGGAAGAGGATAGGCGAGATAGTGTTGTTGCGATATACAGCAACCTGTTTGAACGGGCGAACGCTAATATCGACCAAAGTAAAAGTAGAGTAGTCCTGTCCTCTTCCTTTAGCTACATCTACACACATGATGTAGTCATGTTTTTCTACAGGTTTTTTATATATTAAAAGGTCACCACCTTCGAAAGTATCTGTAGGATTATCAGCTCTAAACTCCATCAATGTTTCTGCACTAATCAACGTATCACCAGTTCCAAAAAACGTGTTACCAAATTCTTGGTTAAATTGTAGTTGAGATGTATTTGCGATCGTTGATTCTTTCCACTTTTCATCTCGACCAGGTACATCCCACCAATCCACTCTAAAAGGTTTAAATTCATTAACACCTTGCACTGCACCTTGCCATATATTATAAAAAGTATTTCCTACACCGTTTGCAGTAGATGTAACTATAATTTTGGTATCTTTACCAGAAGAAACAACTGGATATGTAGATGTGTAAAACTCTGCAGCTCGTTCTACAAACGCGAACTCATCGAGATAAAGAAGATTAACGGAAAGACCACGAATAGAACTACCAGAAGTAGCAGAGGCAATAATACGAGAATTGTTACTAAATTCAAGAGAACCCTTATTAAGGGCTTTACTACCAGGTTGTAAAAAGAAAGGAGTATTCTCCAACATAAGTGTGATTCTTGATAGCATCTCTCTTGCTGTTGCGCCTTTGTTTGCCAATACTGCAATTGTTTTGTCCGAGTTAAAGAGGGCAAACCATAGTAGATAGGCACACGCTGAGATCGACTTACCTGATTGACGACACGCCAGTACAACATTAAATCTATTCTCCTTAAATTGACTAAACATTTCCTTTTGATAAGGATATAATTCAAAAGGTACTAAGCCTCGATCCAAAGATATAATCTTACAATACTTTTCTGCAAAATAAGCAGGATCACCCATGCATCGAGAGTATTCTTGTACAAGGTCAGCCGTCCATTCTTGTACTACTCCGTCACGTTTAACATTAGGATTTCCCAGATATGTTTGTATCTGGTGTGACATCAACGACCTCTGAATCTGTGTTTTGTTTTTGCAAGATCTTTTGAAGGTCCGCAGTAGATCCTAAAAAAATATTATTTTGTTGGTGCTCTACTTGTTTTAATGGCTCTTCTAAATCTTTATTTTTCTTGTTTAAGTCCATCAACCTATCGTTAACGTCTGATAAGTTTTTGATCATATTAGAGAGAACTTCAAAAGCACGTGGATGCTCAGACTCACGAGCTACTTCCATCATGGTCTCAAGACTCATCTTTCCTTTTTCTAAGAGTTCGTAGTAAGTATCGCGAGAATATTCATAGTCACTCTTTACATTATTTTTATCTTTCATTTTATTTTTTGCTTGATCTTACTCTATCAGCTAAATCCTTATCAGCTTTACCCCATGTTCCGCTGCCTTTAGTGATAAATGAATTAACTCTTGCCATAGCCCACTGCTGTGGTGTAGTACCTTTTCTATGACCTGTTTTCCACGCAGCCATTCCTCTGTTGTAAACTGATCGAAGTATACTTTGAGAAATACCAGACTTTTCAGCTTTTGCTGCAAGACCTTTCTTTTCTTCTTCTGCGAGATCAGTCCCTCTTATTTCTTCAAAAGTTTTCATTTGGCATCTCCTTTTTTTCCAAACATTTGATGATATTTTATAGTATGCTTTGATTTTGGCATTGGCTTTTTACGAGCTTCTTTATCTCCAGGTGCATCTTTATATGCTGCTGGATTACTATCTGACATCTTAGCCTGCTTTTTAAATTGTCTATCTCTTTTTTCTTTTTGGCCTTTCGAAAGACCAGCATGATAGACAGCAGGTTGAGTTCCTTTTCTACCCTTAATATCAGGATCTTGAGCTACTTCTGGAGCTTCTCTTATTTCTTCGAATGTTTTCATCAGCTATCTACCTTTGCTCCACCTCTCCATTGGAAACAAGACCAATATCGAGCTTTGTGTTTTGGACCAGGATTATCGCAGTTATGTCTTGCTCTAAAGTTTTTTCTACGATTTGGATCGTCTCTCTTGATCTCCATGTTTGGGTCACCAAATCTTACGACTACGATGTTGCCACTTGGTCCTCTTACATAAACCTTAAACTTCTTATTAGGATTCTCGCTAGTCCTAATAGGATCATTAAGCTTTACCTTTTTGCCTTGATATTCTGCTTCTGTAATCACGAGATCATCGTAAAGATCGCATGATTCACAGAAGTCATCTATCTCTTGTGCTCTATGTTCTTTAAAATTCATTTTACTATCCTTACTTATGAGCCGAAGCCACCGTCGCTATCTTGTCCCCAAATGGTTGTTGTAAATCCAAAGTCACTATCTGCATCTCCAATGGTATTTATAGGATTTGGATCGATCTGTATTGTTTGTAATCTCACATCAGAGTCGACTGTTAAACCTATTGCAGAATCAACAAACCCAATTTTATTAGCAAATATCTTAGCAACAGATTGTCTGATGATCTTCGATGTTGGTATTGGTCCATAATATTGAGTTCTCATCTCAAAGTCGATTGTATAAATTATAGTTCTTCTTGAACCAAGTTCTCCTTCGAAGTCATCTGCAAAACCTACACCTGTAAGTGTTATTGGGATGTCCTCTTTAAAAGAAGGGTGTTCAGAAGGGAATGGTGTTATGGTTAACGTATATTGTGGATTAAAGAATGGAAGTATCTGCTCAACCATCTGTAACGCATCATCTTGTGATTTAGCATATATGTTAAGTTGAAATCCTATGATATAAGGAACAGCTGTGTT